CGAGGAATACTTTGATAGCTTAGTTTACGCTAAGAACGCAGAGCATATGAGTGTTCTCAAGAACCAGATTAACGAAAGAAATAAATCCAGAGAAATTCTGGCTAATGCTACCCTGACGCAAGGATTAACTGCTGGTCTGATAGACCCAATTAATTTAATTGCGCTACCTTTCGGTGGGCCGGGTGTTGGCTTGACTAGATCGTTTATACAGGGCGCTGCGTCTACTGGCCTTGTTCAAGCCGCTTTGGAATCTGGAAGATATGCTGCTGACCCTACAGCTACCGCTGGTGAATTTGGAATTAATGTTGGTGCCACTGCTGTTTTTGGTGGTATTGTTTCCTCAGCAACAAGCATACCCCTTACTCGTCGAGCCGCTGCAATAAAGAACTATGAGCAAACTCATGCAGATTTTCTTGAGGCTGCTGGTATATCAGACAACTTAAATGCAATGACTGCTGAAGAGTTTTCTACAAGAACATTGCGCGAAAATCGTGACTTTGGCTCTTCATCTGACAGCGAAATATCTTTGGAGATTCAAAACCAAGAGGGCCGAGTGTTTGGCATAGATCAGAATTTACCTGATGTAGAAGATGAAATCTTTGCAGCACAACAAATATATGATTCAGAGGGTGGATCGAAGCCATCTCAGCTTGAGGAGCTAGAGGGGCTGCGTGCAAAGAAGCAAGCAATGCTCGATCAAAAAGAAGCGTCAGAAACTATGATCTCATCGCTAAAGTATGAAAAGACTTTGCGCTCTATTGAGGATGCAGAGTTAGATAACATTGAGAACCCCTACGACTTTGACTCTAATATGTTTATTAACAGTCCTTTGTTTAAGTTTGTAACAACTCCTATGAAAAGGATATTGCAATCAGACGTTACAAATGCTGGCAAGAAAGCCATACTACAACTGGCAAATGATAGCGGGTTAGCGTTGGTTGCAAACAGGCTTGGTCAAGCGATAGGCCCATCTGTTTATCAAAGAGCAAAGATAATGGAGGCCGAGTGGGTGCAGGCTCATAGGAAACTGCAAAACTCTTGGGCAAATAGCCTTGGCACTAGAGCGATAGAGCCATTGGGAATTGATGTTACAAACCTTGTTGAACACTCAGGAAAGATTAAGGCTAAGTTCACTGGTACTGACAAATCCAGAACTTATGGAGAGTTTCTAAGGCAGGCTTCAGAGAAAAGAATTAAGGGCATTGAAGCCTCTAGTGACTTTGAAAAAGAAGCTATTGAAACTATGAATAAGTTTTATAAGAAGTGGGAAGATCGTCTTGAAGACTCTGGTCTTCTTGGCTCTAGGGCTTCGATCCTAAAAGAAAACAAGATACTTGAGTTAAGAATTGCTGAGTTCGAGGACAAGCTAACAAAGTACAAAAGTGGGTCTCGCTCTGCTGAAATGACAAAGAAGCGCATTGATTATTACAGAGATAAGGTTGATGAAAACAACGCAACTATTGAAAGCCTTGGCGATATATTGCCTGCAAACGAAGATGTTTTCTCACCTAGATATTGGAACCTAGATGCGATCAAGAAAGACCGGGAAGGTTTGGAGGCAGTCATTGCTTCTTGGTATAAACAAAACCCAACAGTTTATCAAAATGTAAACGGGACAATGGTAAGGACTGAGCTAAAGGGTGACGCTGATTCCATTAAGGAAAGAGCAAAGCAAACTGTAGACAAGATTCTTGGCATTAAAGATGTAGCAGACCCAGACATTGTTTCCTACGGCTACGGAAAATCTAAGCACCTAAAGAGCCGTGAGTTAGATATTCCAACAAAGCTGGTCTATGATTATGTAATTCAAGACCCAATGGCAATTATGAAGACTTACTCTCATAAGACTGCTGCGGTGTATCAGTTTCACAAGATGTATGATGGCAGACGTTTGCCAGAGGTTTTGGATGATCTAGAAGAATCTATGATTCTTGAAGGTAAATCTCAAAAAGAAATAAACGCGTATAGAAAAGACTTTGACGCTTTATATCGTAGGATTGTTGGCTCTCCCATAAGCGATCCAACTCGCTGGGATAACACCATGACAAATGTTATGAAGGACTTTGCCTATCTGAATTACCTTGGTTCTAGTGGCTTCTCTGCCATTCCTGACTTCGCTCGTATTGTAATGGAACATGATATGGGTGACATTATCAAATCACTTACATCTATTCTTGATAAAGAAACAATAAAGCTGTCAAGAAAAGAGCGCGACTTCATTGGTGAGGGCTTGGACATATTGCAAGGAAGCTCTCATATGAGGCTTACTGAGCACGTAAGCAACAATCCTTTGGAAAATACTAAGATGGATATGGCTAGAAATGTTTACAGCATTGCCAACCTTCTTGGTCCAATGACAGTTATTGGCAAGAACATGGACATTATGGTTCGTGGTCACACAATCATTAAGCTATCTAAGCAATGGGCCGATCCCAAGGGAAAGATAACAAACAAAGACGCAACTTACTTGGCTCGATACAACATTGATGAAGCAATGGCTAAGAAGATTGCCGCTCAACCTTATGAAACAACATCTAAGGGTTTGTACTTACCAAACACAAGCGAGTGGGTAGAAGAAGAAGTTACAGAAACATTTAGAACCGCAATGCAAAGCGGAGTTCTGAATACTATTATGATGGGTACGCCAGCGGATCGCCCAATAATTACTGACGGTGTTGTTTATGTTCCGTACAGAATTGCCAAAGCGTTTGGGTATGAAGAAGACAAGATTGCCAGGGGTTATTCCAGAATGGAATCTGGCATCTTGGGACTGCCGTTCCAATTCATGTCTTACTCTATGGCTGCAATGAATAAAGTAACTGCATCTTATAGCCAAAACCAAATTAGAAATAGAAGCGCAGGCGTTCTTGCGGCTATGGGCCTTGGCTATATGGCTATGAAGATAAAGACTAAGGATTATGTTTGGGACAACATGAGTGCGTCAGACAAATTCGTTAGGTCTTTTGACCAAAGCGGATTGCTCTCTTTGTATTCTGATTTGATGTATACATCTATCAATACCTCTATGGCTTTAGGGCATGGCAACTTTATGGAGGGGCTTGTTAGCGCAAAGTTTTCTCAAGAAGAAAATACACTAGATGCAATAAACTCTGTGCTTGGTGCTGGTCCTAGCATTGCTACTGATTTAACTATCAACCCCGTAATTGATTTTATTAACGGAGACTATGGAAAGGGAATGGACACTTTTCTTAGCAACTTACCGGGCGCAAGGCTCTGGTTCTTAAAGGATGAAGTAAACGAAATGACTAGGGGCATATCAAGAGCCTTCTAACTTTTTGTGCGTTGTGCTTATTTTGCTCCCTTAGTAGATTCGCGTTAGATATATAGGTGGAAGCATGACAATAAACATAGCAGACAACTCGCCGCGCGTGTCATACGCAGTAGCGGCTGGTGTGACTCAAACCTCATTTACTGTGTCATTTGAATTTTTTGATAATGAGGATTTGAATGTCTATGTAGACAGCGTACTCAAGAATTTAAGCTCTGATTACACTGTCAGCGGTGGCGATGGCTCTACTGGCACCGTTGCAATATCCGTCACAGGCGCTCAAGGCGGGTCTGTAGTCGTTGTTACTAGGGATATTGACCTAGAGCGCACAACTGACTTCCCGGCCTCTGGTGCCTTTAATATTGCCACTCTTAATACTGAGCTTGACCGCATCATTGCTATAACCGCTGACCTTAATGATCGTACTGCTAGATCTATTGGCGCTGAGGATTCTGATGCAACTGTAAGTTACACCCTGCCTTCCGTTGATGTGCGTAAAGGTACAGTGCTTGCCTTTAACGCAACGTCAGGTGACGTAGAGGTTGGGCCTCAAATTGCTAATGTTCAAAGCCTTGCCAACGTAAGCGCAGACATTGCATTGCTTGCTGACATTCAAGACGGAACTACAGCAACTAATGCAATTACAAATCTTAGTACGGTTTACACTCATGTCGGAACGCTAGGCCCAATAGCTTCAAACATAACAACGGTTGCTGGGGTCTCTACAAACGTAACTACTGTTGCTGGAATATCTGGCAATGTATCTACTGTTGCTGGTGACAGTGCTGATATACAAGTTCTTGCCCCAATATCAGGTGACATTACTACAGTGGGTGCGGTGGCATCTAATGTCACAACTGTTGCCACTAATATAAATTCTGTAAATACAGTTGCCACAAACATATCAAGCGTTGTTGCTGTAGCTAATGACTTGCTTGAAGTGGTCTCTGAAATAGAGACTGTTGCTAACGATCTTAATGAAGCGACCTCTGAGATAGATGTTGTTGCAAACAATATAGCGAATGTTAATGCAGTGGGTGCAGTAAGCGCGGATGTTTCTACTGTTGCTAGTATCGCGTCTGACGTTACCAGTGTTGTTGCTATATCTGCTAACATTCAAACAATTGCTAACTCTGCTGCAACTACAAACATTAATACTGTTGCTGCTGATTTAAATGGCTCTAACAATATAGGCACTGTTGCTGGTGATATTACAAATATCAACACTGTTGGTGGATCAATCGCCAATGTGAATGTGGTGGCTGCTGGCATTAGTGGCATTAACACGTTTGCTAACCAGTATGAGGTAAGCGCCTCTGTACCATCTAGCCCTAACGAGGGCTTGCTCTGGTTTGACACATCTACTGATACAATGAAGGTCTATAACGGAAGCTCATTTCAAAATGCTGGGTCTTCCGTAAACGGCACAAGCTCACGCGGCAGCTTTACCGCAACTGCTGGGCAGACTTCCTTTGCAACAACTGGATATGACTCTGGATTTATTGACATATACCTTAACGGCGTTAAGCAAATTGTAGGCACTGATGTTACAGCTACAGATGGGACAAACTTTGTGTTTGCTTCTGGCTTGGCGGTTGGGGATGTAGTTGAATACGTTGCTTACGGTACATTCCAACTTACATCTGTTTACACTCAAGCTCAGTCAGATGCTCGGTATGCGATACTTGGCGCAGACGTAGACTTCAGCAGCAATAAGATACTGTATAGCAATGTTTATTCAGTGGCTGGAGATCTGCCCAGCGCTTCAACGTATCATGGTATGTTTGCTCATATTCATGGAACTGGCAAAGCTGTTTTCTCACACGCTGGCAACTGGCTAAATTTGGTGAACGAAGACACTAGCGGCAATGTTGTTATCTCTGGCAACCTTACGGTTTCTGGCACTACGACAACGGTTAACAGCACTACACTCGATGTCGCTGATAAGAACATAACCATTGCTAACGGAGCCGCTGACGCAGCTGCTGCTAATGGTGCTGGCCTCACAGTTGATGGGGCTGCTGCAACCATTCTTTATACAGCCTCGGGCGACAAGTGGGCCTTCAATAAACCCATAGCACTAGGAAGCTGGACCATCACCGAAAGCGGCGGGTCTTTGTACTTCGCCACAGGCGGCACAAACCAAATGAAACTAGACGCAAATGGCAACCTCGATGTTGTTGGCAACGTCAATTCCAACGCAACAATCACCTAGTAGGAGTATACGAAGATGGCGATTAAAGTAGGCGGTACAACCGTCATAGATGATAGCAGGGCGCTTAATAACATTACCTCTGTAGATGCGACTACTGTAGCTGCGCTGGGTACGGCTGGTATTGGTGGTGGTGGGGGCATTGAGCTTATTGCTTCAGAAGCCTTGGCTATTGGCGATAACGTAGCTTTTAACTTTGATACTGGTAAGGTTGAAAAAATAAGCAGAACAGGGGGAACAGGTAGTAACAGCGGTTATTCTATTTATGATTCAACTCAGTCTAATACGAGCTTACAAGTTTTTGATGTTATATCTATCCCAAGTATAAATAAAATTGCAATAATTGGAACTGGTAATACTGGTAATAATGTTACTGTTATGGTTGGTGAAATAAATGCTAGTGGTGGATACCCAACTTGGGGTACTTCTTGGTATGGTGATTTTAACTCTCAAGTATCGGGCGCTAAACTTGTTTATGACGAAAGTGCCTCACGTTTAGTTGCTATCTACCAAACAAGTAACGGTCATATGATGGCCCGTTCTTTTTCTATCAGTGGTAACAATGTTACTGCTGTATCCAATACAACGATTACTACAGTAAATACCTATTTAAATGAGTCAGAAAGCCAAGTAGCAGCAGTTTATAGCCCTACACATCAAAGAATAATTGTAGCTTATTATACTGCGTCTGCTCCAATATCATATAGAATTCAAGTGGGTAATGTTGGCGCTTCAAGTATTACATGGTCTAGCGCACAGGGGCCAACCAGCGGGTATTTGTCTATAGGTGGAACATATACTTACAATGTAGGAATTGCTGTAAACGGCTCAACAATAGTTTTTGCAGGAAGGCAAGCAAGCACCGGAGACCACTTTGCGTTTGCTGCTACAATGAGCGGATCTACTCTTAGCTTTGGTACGGCTCACACTTTTGATTTAGGTACAAGGCAAAACACTAGGGCTTATCTTTTTCATGTTAGTCATAGTAATCAAAATTCAAATAGGTTTGCTTATGGTGGGCAAAATGCGTCAAGGGACTCTGTAATGCATCACTTTGATGTATCAGGAACTACTATTTCAAACTCACAGACTTACACACTTAACGGAAGTAGCGGTCTTGCTGATGGTTTTGCATACGCTTATGACCCAGACAATAATAGGACTTATGTAATTAACCGGCATATGGAGTTCTTTTATGGAAGTGACCCTAGTGATATGCGCCAAGGCTCTCCAAATGGTAGCAATGCGTTTAGTGGCAGTTCATCTAATTTAATAAGAAGTGCTGGTTTTGATCCGAGTTCTGGGTTTTCATTTGCAATAAACTCACAAAACCCAACTAAACTTTATACATACGGTTACTTGGATGATAACTACCAGAATTTTGTAGGCATTGTACAAGAAAATGTATCAGCTAACAGCACCGTCAAAATTGCAAATGCTGGATCAATTGCAACAGGCTTATCAGGCTTAACACCGGGAAGACTGTATAGGATTAAGTTTGATGGTACGTTTCAAGGTATTACTGTGGCTGATGACTATAGTAATTTCAATGAAGCTCAACGGGCAAGGTTAAGCGGTAGAGCATTAACAGCTTCCACGATGCTGATGCTTAATGACTTTATGTATAATTAAGGGATAACCCAATGACAAAAGCAAGAGACTTAGCAAACCTAATCGCAGCGGGTAATCCTCTGGCAGATGGTGCTATTGCTTATTCAGAAGTTACTGGCACACCGACGCTAGCAACTGTGGCAACAAGTGGCGCTTACTCTGATGTAACAGGTACTCCTACTATCCCAACAGATTTTGTAAGTGCCGCTTCTGGTGGTACGTTTGGTGGCAACACTATAGTTGACGGTGAGTTTATAGCCGACAGTTACAACGAGACATACGCAGTCTTGTCTGGCACATCCCCAGCAGTCAACTGCCACAATGGCAATGTGTTTGCCCTCAGCACATCAGGCAATACCACCTTCACATTTACCAATCCCCCTGCATCTGGCACAGCTTATGGATTTACACTCAAGGTAACGGCTGGCGGCACACATACTTTGACATGGCCTAGCTCCGTTGATTGGGCTGGTGGTAGTGCGCCTGATGCGCCCGCTAGTGGTGAGACTAACGTACTTGTTTTCATTACTTACGATGGCGGCACAACGTGGTACGGCTTCCAAGCTGGGGCTGCATTATCATGAGTGTGATAAGCAAACTTTCAATGCTTGGTGCTGCGGGTGGAAGCTCTGCTCTTGATGTTGCAGATGTATTCAGTGTCGATACTTATACTAGCAATGGTTCTGCAAGGACTATTACTAATGGCGTTGACCTTGCTGGTAAAGGTGGAATGGTATGGATAAAACGTAGGTCACATTCAGCCAATCATGTTATTGTTGATACAGAACGTGTTTCTGGGACTACAGATAATTATCTTATACCAAACGGAGATAACGCTCAAACCGCACACAATAATGAATTTGGGTCATTTACTTCCACTGGCTTTACCCTTCCGTACAACAATGAGGCTGGATATACAAACTTTGGAACAAAAACATATGTTGCATGGAGCTTTGGAGTTGCTGAGAAATTCTTTGACATCCAAACATGGTCGGGAAATGGAGTTAATGGGCGTCAAATAGCGCATAATCTTGGCTCTGTACCGGGCATGGTGGTCGTGAAGTTATACAAAAACACAAATTCCGGTAATATATCTAGGGATTGGCGAGTATATCATCGCAGCGCAGTGGCATCTAACCCAGAAGATTATTTCCTTACTTTAAATAATACCAATGAGGCTTATAACACTGCTCAATACTCTGAACAAAATATTGCTTGGAACGGTACAGCCCCCACAAATACACACTTTACTGTTGGAAGTGATGATGTGGTAAATGGGAATTACAACAACCTTGGTTGGACTTATGTAGCTTACATCTTTGCGCATAACGATGCTGGTGATGATAGTGATATTATTAAATGTTCAAGTTACAGTAATGCAGGTAACAGTACGTTTGTTAATGTTGGTTTTGAGCCTCAATACCTTCTTATTAAAAAAGCAAATGCTTATACTCCTTGGTATGTTTTTGATAGCACAAGAGGTTTTGGAACTGGTACGACTAAATTTTTAGCTCCTAATAATAACAATGAAGAGCTAAGTTTGTACTCTGGTATAACTACATCGTCTACAGGATTTACCCTTAATACTAGTGAGCCAGACATTACTGGAGGCAGGGTGATATATATGGCAATCCGAGCAGAAGGCACTTAACTTAAGTTGAAGGACACATTAGATGCACGTTAAAATCACAAGCGGTAATGTAGATACATACCCCTACAACGTAGGGCAACTACGCCGTGACAATCCCAATACATCTTTTCCCAAGCAAATACCTAATGATATGCTTGAGAGCTATGGCGTTATGCCAGTAACGGTTGCGGATATGCCAAGTATCAATCCTCGCACTCAGAAGGTAGAGCAAGAAGCTACTCCATCTTTAGTCTCTGGTGCGTGGGCTATCGGTTGGACTATATCAAGTAAGACTGCTGAAGAGACAGAGGATTGGGACAATAGTATAGCCTCTTCCAATCGTGACACACGCAATCAGTTACTCAGTGACAGCGATTGGACGCAGCTACCAGACAGTGCATTGACCGATGAAGCAAAGGCTTTGTGGGTTACATATAGATCTGCGCTGCGTGACCTTACGGCACATGAGAATTGGCCTAACCTAGAAGACGCCGATTGGCCGACGAAACCATAGGAATAAAAAATGGACAAACGTACAGTAGCTTCCGCGCATGAGCGGATTGATGGTCTTGAGAAAGAGGTGATCGCTATGCAAACAGAAATGAAAATACAATTTCGTGATCTGTTTGGTAGGGTTAAGCGTCTTGAGGCAATCATGATTGGCACAACAGGCTTTATCATTGCACTCTTAGTAGCAGTGCTGACTAAGATGGGCTGACAAAATGATTGACCCGGTAACAGCGGTCGGTCTAGCCACCAGTGCGTTTAATATTCTCAAGCAGGGTATTAGTGCGGGCAAAGATATTCAAGAAATGAGCGGAACCCTAGCTAAATGGGGCTCCGCTTTTTCTGACTTTCAGTACGCTGAAGACAAGACAAAGAACCCTCCCTTCTACAAGATGATGTCTGATAATAGCTCGAATGCTATTGAGATCTTTGCTCATAAAAAGAAGATGGAGGCTATGCGTAAGGAGATTAAAGATCACATCTCCTGGACATACGGCCCCTCTGCTTGGGAAGAAGTCCTCGCTATCGAAGGTGAGATGCGCAAGATACGCAGGGAAGAGGCTTACAAAAAGCAAGAGATGATAGACAACGCTATCAACTTTGTCTTTGGCGCAATCATATTTGCCATTGCTGGTGCTGGTGTAGTGACAGGGCTGTATTATTTTGGTCGTTATCAGGGTAAGTGGTAATGACTGACAAACAAATCATTTGCCAGTTCGATCAGAGCATTGAAATAATCATTGAGGGTTTGGCCTCAAAATCGGGTCGAAATTTTAAAGAAGTCTTAGAGCTTTTGCAGCGAACAAGGGTCAAGGGTGATTAAAAATGTGGTTCTTAGTCTGGTTTCAATTAGAGAATGGCGTTTCTCACTTTGAGGTTGGTCAGTATCTTTCTGAGAAGATTTGCTTCGAGGAGAGACAAAGAGCATCTATCCTTGTGACAAAGAACAATGAATATTTGTACTGCTTTAAGATTAGCACAGGAGATTGATATGACTTTTGACAAGTATGACGTAAATAAGGATGGCACCATTGACGAGGTTGAGTGGCAGAAGTTAGCGCTTGAAGATCGTTGGCGTGAGCTTTCTGATGCTGATGCAAAGCGGGACACACAGCGCCGTTTAACTATGGCTTGCGCTGCTGGTATGTTGCTCTATCCTTTCGCCATTGTAGGGGCCTCTGCGCTGGGCTTAGACACTGCTGCTGATCTTATTGCTGACATTGCTAGCGTGTATGTGGTAGCTGCTAGTGGTGTGGTCGTTGGTTACTTTGGATTCAATGCAATGGAGGCTAAGAAATGATTGGTCAAATCATAGGATCGCTTGGCGGTCTTGCTGCTAGTTATATTGATGGGAAGACTGCCGTTAAGAAAGCTGAAGCAGAAACTAAAATGAAGATTGCTACTGGTGAGATTGGCTGGGAACAAGCTGCAATACAAGCCAGTAATAATTCTTGGAAGGATGAGGCATGGACCATAGCTTTCATAGCTATAATTGTGTGTTCATTCGTGCCTCCGCTTCAGCCCTATATGAAGGAGGGCTTTGCTAATATTGAAGCTGCGCCTCAGTGGTTTCAGTGGAGTTGTTATGCTAGTATAGCTGCGAGCTTTGGGATTAGAACAATCAGGGGATTCAAACGATGAGTTATAAATTAGGTAAGCGCAGCCTTGATAGGCTGATTGGTGTTGATGAGCGTATGGTTGCTGTTGTTAAGTATGCAATCAACGTGACCAAGCAAGACTTCTCTGTAATCTGTGGGCTGCGTACCATCGAGGAGCAAAGGGCGCTGGTTGCTAAGGGCGCTAGTCAAACAATGAAGTCAAAGCACATTGATGGATTAGCTGTTGACCTTATGGCTTACGTTGATGGCGGAAGGTGGGAGCTTAACCTCTATGACGAGATTGCTGACGCTATGTCAGAAGCAGCGCGTGAGGTAGATGTTCCTATTCGTTGGGGTGCAGCTTGGTCTGTACCAAACATCGCTCAGTATGGTGAGGGCAATATGGAAGACGCAATGAATAGTTACATTGACTTGCGTAGATCTCAGGGTCGGAGGCCGTTTATTGATGGACCTCACTTCGAGTTGATGGTATAAGAATCGAGTGGGTGGCTATCATCACAATACAAATCAGCTTATCTACGGGGATAGCGGTTGTTTACCTCGGATGACGTTGCTACCAAAAAGCGCCAATCTTTTAAATATCAACGGCCACCCACACGATTAATTTAAGTTTTGGTTTTTCTTTTTGCTTCAAGCGAAACTTTTTCACGATGACGAATAAAGGTTTCCATTCGATCACTTGATTTCCCCTTGGTCATAACTATTGTTACACCAAAGATTTTCTTAATTAGGTATTTTAGCATTTGTGTTCCTTTCAATTTAAACACTCAGTATTAAAGACTTCAAAATATAATACCCACCATTGTCATTAAGCCTGCGCCGCAGATAAAACCAAAGGCACATCCAACAGCCCCAGCAATATGCAACTTCTTTTCAAATTCTTCTTCTTGCATAGCTGCTCTCTCTTACTTTCTTTTATAGTGATACACACTGTTGCGTTTGTTCGGGCCTACTTGAACCCGCTCTCTACTCAACACGCCATCTCTATACATTAGGTCTAACATTTGGCTTGAGATCCGTAGCGTTAGACCTGTATTCTTGGTGATGTCCTCAGCAACTTTTGTTTGCTTAGAATTAAAACAAGCCATTATCATTTGGCGACGGTTGATTGATTGCTCTCGCTGCTTTCTTATTGCTGCGCTTGAAGCGTTTTCTGGTGTGTGCTTTTTCTTTTCAGGAAATGCGGGACGCAACTTTAGATCAATCATTTTCTGTTCAAAAGTTCTGAGTGATTCTGCATATACAAGTTCGTACTTCTCTGCTCGAGGTAGTTCACTGTTATAGATTTCATCTATTCTCTTTGCGCTATCTCTATCAGAGCTTTCACTTCTTCTAGTTCTTGTTTTAGGTTTGGTCTTTGATAGCTGTGCGCCTTTTCTATCATCACTGTTAGTAGGCGTACCCCCCTGATTAGAGCTATCGAGGGCTCTTTTTTCATTTGCTTTTCTTCTGCCGCATGTGAATTTAATTCCATACTTATCTGTTAACTCCTTTATTAAAGAGAGTGGTATATCCAATAGCGTTGATGTTTCCCTTTGTGTTAGGCCCATCTCTGCTGCGTTGATGCACTTGCTTAGTTCTTTTGGTGACATGTTTAGCCCTCAGTTAAAAAAGGCCAGCCCAAAGGCTGACCAGTTAGCGGGAGAAAAAACCGTAACAAAGCTCCCGCGGAGAACATCTCTAGTTAAAACGGAATGTCATCATCACGCAAGTTACTTGTTTGTACTTTGGGAGATTGCGGATCAGAAATATTAATTGACATATAAGGCTTGCCATCTTTTTGCCTACGCCATGCGGCTATCCGCTTGTCAGATTCAGCTACAGTCCAAGGCTGCGTCTTGTCATTGGTATTGTACATGGTGCCTGTGTAGTCAGGCGATCCTTCTTTGCCTTGCTCTTGCTTAAACATAACGCCCACTTTTTCGTAGACCTCCATGATTTCCTTGCCCGCTTTTGTTTCGCGGCGAACAATTGTATAGCGGCTATCTCTGCCCTCTACATTTATCTTGCCCTGCAAAATCATTCTCATGTCCTCGAAGGGTGGGAATGCCACGCCATCATTTGTATTGTCGTATTGATCTGCCATGCTTCTGGCTCCTTTGTTAAGTTAAGTAAGTTTACATCCAACCTTCATCGCCCTGCGCTTGCCCTCTGGATGGGCCGCTTGAGCGAGAAGCTGCATTACCATCATCATCCTCTGCTGGAAGGTTCAGCATGGACATGATTCCGTATCGACGTGCATAGGTAATGGCACTACCCAATCCCTGCATGTCATTTTTGCCAACAACCAATGGCACTCTGGTACGCATAACAGTGATGCCATCCTCCTCAGAGATAAGCTCTGTAGTGATGAACATTCCAAACTCGTCAACACCAGTAACATGAGTGAGAAAGAATCCATTGTCAGATAGCGGTTGTGTCACCGCCTCAATAGCACCCTCGAGCGTGGCATAGCTGCTGCGGAAGTGTGGGTTTGTGCCATCCTTTTTGATTGGCTGAATGGCTGCTCTTGCTTTGAGTAGCTTGGCAATAATTTTATTGTTCATGTTTTTCTCCTTGTTATTCTAATTGCTCCGCGCTTGTCACGCTTGGCTGTTAAGTGTTCGCAGTAAACTTCCCGCTCGTTGTCACCAACCATATCTTTGATTTCTTTTTTGGCTGACTCGAATGCTTTGGCATCTGCCTCGAGTGTGGCGTAGGTGTGCGCTGCGTCAACGAATCTGTTGTCCGTGCTTGCGTCGCGCCTGACCATTTGATCCACCTCGATCTTGTCAATCCCAAGTTGTACCGGTTGGTCGATACCAACTGGCTCTTCATCGCGAAGAACGTAACCCCAGAAGTCCGACACCACCGCCCACATTGAATCAAAATACTCTTTGTTGCGACTGACATAGACAGACTCCCACTTATTATTCCCAAAGATAACAGATAGATAAGCGCCTTCTGCATCTGCAATATGCACGTACAGCTGCAACTGTGGCATGTAGAATTCCAATACCTTGTCCATGGTATTGTAAGCGTTAGTGTGCTTGGCCTCGATGATAGAGTGATCCCAAGAGCCATCAATATTTTTAAAAACTAGAGTGGCATCAACTGTGCCTTGTGCTGGCACTGTACCGATCTCTTTTCGGAATGGCTTTTGAAATCCAGTTAAGCTGCAATTGTGCTCATGCTCAAACCACTGGAGATTAAAATCCTCAGTGTGTATTCCCATTTGCACTGCAACATTACGAGATAAATCTTCTGGCTCTGATCGACCTGTCTTGATGTGCCATAGCGTTAGCCAATGACCATTCATTATTCTTACGCAGTCAGACCCGCCTATGAAACCTTTGCGTTCCATCTTGTTCTCCCTTGTTATTTGATCTCAATCTACTGCAAGTATGCAGCTATTGCAAGATACTAATTTCCCTTGCTTCCTCATGCTTATCAGTCAAAGTCTTGAGCTTGATCTGATAATCATGTTCTGAATAAAGTTTCTGATACTCTATAAGAAATTGTTTCCTATAAGCGTCAAGAGTTTCCTCACTAACTAAGCAGCCCCTTATCATCTTCATGGCAAGTTTACCCCAAAGATAATCCTCGCTTACTGGCTGACCTTTCTTGATTCGATCAGCATTTATTTGCAAGGAATCGGGTTGCCAGTTTCTAGATCTTTCTTTCTGTTCTATACGATCCTTCTCGTATATTTTATGTGATGGTCTGTTGATACTTGCTGACCAAATATCATCTGATATTGCACGCCCGACTTGCTTACTCATTGTTTTACCTTGAAATATTGAGCGATGTACTTGCCGCTTTCCACTTGAATCATTGTTTTATCTACTGGATAGCCAAGATCTTTTAGATCTTTGATCCTAGCTGATAAGCGAAAGCAATTGTAATTTAGCAAGGCATCAATGGCTGTGATTACTTTGCCTGTTTCAAGGTGTGCCTTGATCTGTTTGACTTGAGTTTCCATAACTGTCCTCCATTATTTTTTGGAATTGTTCCCCTGTCATTATGACTAGGGTTTGAGGGGTTCCCCTCCGTCTTTTATAAAAGGCAATGTCTCTGCCTTCTAATACTGTGAAGGGGCTGGGGAAGTTAGACGTGTCTCTGTACTTGACTTCGCCTACCAGCTTTCGTCCTTCGAGTTCGATGTGGATGTCGCCCGAATACTCTCCTCCCAAACTTCCGCTG